GCGAAGGCGTCCCTTGCAGAGCTGGAGCTCGCGAAGATGCGCGGCGAGGTGGTTCTCGCGGCGGATGTCGAGTCGCGCTTGGTGGACGTCTTCGCGGCGTGCAAGACGAAGCTGCTCGCGGTGCCTGCACGTGCTCGCCAGCAAGACCCCGGGCTGAGCGCGTCGCAGCTGGGCCTGTTCGAGGAGCTGATCCGCGAGGCGCTCTCCGACCTGGCCGGTGCCGAGGAGGCCTCGTGACCGAGCTCGAGCTGACCGACGGCGAGTGCGCCGACCTCGAGGACGTGATCGCGCGGGCGATGCGAGCCTGGGCGCCGCCCCCTCGCCTGTCCCTGTCGCAGTGGGCGGACAAGCACTTCGTGCTGAGCGCGGAGAGCGCGGCACAGCCCGGGCGCTGGCGGACCCTCCCGTACCAGCGCGGGATCATGGACGCGATCACCGACCCGCGGATCGAGCACGTGACGGTGATGAAGTCCGCGCGCATCGGCTACACACTGATGTTCAGCGCGGCCATCGGCTACTTCATGCACCAGGACCCGGCGCCGATGCTGGTGGTCCAGCCGACCGTCGACGACGCGAAGAACTTCAGCAAGGAGACCATCGCCACGATGCTCCGGGACGTCCCGGTGCTCGCGGCGCTGACGACGCGCGACGAGGAGTCGAAGGGGCCGAAGGACAGCAGCAACACGATGACGCACAAGCTGTTCCCCGGGGGCGTGCTGTCGCTCGTCGGCGCGAACAGCGGCGCCGGATTCCGCCGCATCTCGCGGCGCGTCGTGCTCCTCGACGAGGTGGACGCCTACCCGCCGAGCGCGGGCAGCGAGGGCGACCCGGTGCGGCTCGCGAAGATGCGGACCCAGGCGTTCTGGAACCGCAAGCTGGTGGACGGGAGCACGCCGCTGCTCGCCGGAAGCTCTCGCATCGAGCAACTCTTCCTCGACGGAGACCAGCGCCGCTTCCACGTCCCGTGTCCGCACTGCGGCCACATGGACTTCCTCGCGTTCCGCCAGATCGACCGAGGGCACTGGATGGTCTGGCCCGAGGGCGAGCCGGGGGCGGCGCACTTCGTCTGCTCGAAGAACGGCTGCGTCATCGAGCACAAGGACAAGCGCGCGATGCTCGAGCGCGGCGAGTGGCGAGCGGACGCGGAGTTAAAGGGCCACGCCTCGTTCCACATCTGGGCCGCCTACAGCTACTCGCCGAACGCGACGTGGGGCGACATCGCGACGGAGTTCGTCGCGGCGAACAAGGAGGGGAGCGAGGCCCTCCGCACGTTCGTCAACACGTGGCTCGGCGAGACCTGGCAGGAGAAGGGCGAGGCCCCGGAGTGGGAGCGCCTCTACCGTCGGCGCGAGAAGTACGCGCGGGGGACGGTGCCGGCCCAGGTGCTGCTGCTCACCGCCGGCGTAGACGTCCAGCGGGACCGGCTCGTGGTCGAGGTCGTGGGCTGGGGCGGAGACCGGCAGAGCTGGTCGGTCGATGCGCTCGTCCTGCCCGGCGACACCTCGAGGCCCGAGGTCTGGGCATCGCTCGACGAGCTGCTCGCGCGCCAGTGGCCGACGGAGGACGGAGGAGCCCGCCCCATCGAGATGCTCGCGGTGGACTCGGGCGACCAGACGCAGACGGTCTACAACTGGGCGCGCCGGTACCCGATGTCGCGAGTCATCGCGGTGAAGGGCGCATCCTCCGCCGCGGCGATCATCAACTCGCCATCCGCGGTGGACGTGACGGTGCGGGGCAAGAAGCTCTCGCGCGGCTACAAGGTCTGGCCGGTCGGGTCGAGCCTGGTGAAGAGCGAGCTCTACGGCTGGCTGCGCCTCGAGGCGCCCGTTGACGGAGGGCCGTGCCCGCCAGGCTTCTGCCACTTCCCCGAGCACGGAGAGGACTTCTTCAAGCAGCTCACCGCCGAGCACTTGGTGCAGGTGCGGAAGCGGACGGGGCACATCGTTCACGAGTGGCAGGTGCAGCCTGGGCGGGAGAACCACTACCTGGACTGCCGGGTCTACGCGCGAGCCGCTGCGGCGCTGAAGGGTCTGGACCGCTACGCGGCCGCGCAGAGAACTGGGCCTCCCGCCCCGGCACCAGCCGCGCCGCGCAAGCCGCAGGCGGAGAAGACCCCGGAGCCGCCGCAATCGAAGCCAGCCGCTCCGGCCGCGCCCCAGCAGCCGCAGGCGCAGGCGCAGCGGCCGCGGTCAGTGTGGCTCGGCGGAGTAGGGCGCGGCGGACGCGGATGGCTTGGGCGCAGGTGAAGACGCAGGACGAACGCAGGAGGAGAGAACCGATGGCGACGTGGACCGAAGCAGACTTGGCTCAGCTGAAGGCCGCCGTAGCGAGCGGCGTTCTGAGCGTGGAGTACGCAGGGCCGCCGGCGAGGCGGATCACCTACCAGAGCCTCGCCGAGATGCGCTCGCTGCTGGCCTCGATGGAGGCCGACGTGGCGCAGGCCGCGGGGACCCGGCAGAGCTACCGACTCGCCGCCACCAGGAAGGGGCTGTAGACCATGGAGACCAAGGCGAACTGGGTGGACCGCTTCGCGCTCGCGGTGTCGCCGAGCTGGGGCAGGAACAGGCTCAGGGCCCGGATGCAGGCAGCGATCATCGCGCGGCACTTCGAGGCCGCTGCGTCGGGTCGACGCACCGACGGCTGGCACCGCACGAGCACGGATGCGAACGCGGCGAACGGCCCGGCCCTCGGCCGGCTGCGCGACCAGGCCCGCGATCTCGTGAGGAACAACGCTTGGGCGAAGAACACGATCCGCGTGGTGTCCGACCACACGGTGGGCTGGGGGCTCAGCGCGAAGGCCCCCTCGCGGCCGGACCTCGACGAGGTCTGGCGCAGCTGGGCGGAGTCGTTGGCGTGCGACTCCGCCGGCCTGCTCGACTTCGCGGGCATCCAGGCGCTGGTGCTGAAGACCATCGTCGAGTCGGGAGAGGTGCTGGTCCGCCGGCGGCGCCGCCGCATCGAGGACGGTCTCCCGCTGCCGCTGCAGCTCCAGGTGCTCGAGCCGGACTTCATCGACACCGCGAAGGACGGGCTGGTCGGAGAGGCTGGTGGGCCGATCATCCAGGGCGTGGAGTTCGACAAGCTCGGACGGCGAGCGGCCTACTGGCTCTTCGACCGGCACCCCGGTGGGAACCTCCTCGGGACCTTCGCCTCGAGGCGCATCCCCGCGTCGGAGATCCTGCACGTGTTCGAGGTCGAGCGCGCCGGACAGGTCCGCGGCGTGAGCTGGTTCGCGCCAGCGGTGGTGAACCTGCGCGACTTCGACGAGTTCGAGGACGCGAGCCTGATGCGCCAGAAGATCGCCGCGTGCTTCGCCGCCTTCGTCACCGACGTCGACGGCGCCGGGGCCACGCTGGGCGAGCAGAGCCCGGCCAACGACCTGGTCGAGACGCTGGAGCCGGGCCTCGTCTCTTACCTGAAGCCGGGGCAGAGCGTCGAGTTCGGCACCCCGCCGATGGTGCAGAACGACGGGTTCACCGAGCGGCAGCTCCGGCGCATCGCTGCGGCGATGGGCGTCACCTACGAGGACATGACCGGCGACTACTCGCGGGCCAACTTCTCGTCGGCGCGGATGGCGCGGATCAAGCACTGGGCGCACGTCGAGGCCTGGAGATGGAAGATGCTCGTGCCGCGGTTCTGCGCCGGGGTGTGGGCGTGGGCGATGGAGGCCGGAGCGCTCGCCGGTCTCGTGAAGGAGGGCGGGGAGTTGGTTCGCGCCAGGTGGACCGCTCCGCCGATGCCGATGCTCGAGCCGGACAAGGAGGGCCTCGCCCTCACGCGCCTGGTCCGGTCCGGCGCGATGACCCCGAGCGAGATGGTGCGCGAGCGGGGCGGCGACCCCGACACCCACTGGGACGAGTACCAAGCCGACATGAAGGAGCTCGACGCGCGCGGCATCTGGCTCGACAGCGACGTGCGCCGCACCTCGCAGGCGGGCCTCACGCAGGAGCGAGCGGCTGGCCAGAAGGACGCGCCCGCAGCCGCAGACGAGGCCCAGGCCGACACCTGACGCAACCTGCGTCACCCTCGCGCAACCTGCCGCACTTCGATGCGGCGGGTTGCATTGATCTGCGTCATCAGAGAGCCGCACCCTCGCGTCTGTAGCAGCACCGCAGGCGCGAGGGTTCGATGGACCAGCAGGCAGGCCCGGACACCAAGGTCGTCACCCGCGACGTCGGGCCTCTGT